CTGCATCCATAGCTTCAACTGCATCTGACTGCAGCTGGTCTATATCCAATAACTCAGGCTTCATTGCTGCAAAGAACTCTCTGCCTTTGTGAAAGCCATTCATTCGATCAATGTATGTTGGATCAAAGAAATATTTTATTTTACACTTTAGAAGCTGCGAGAATTGCAACACTCTGAAGGCTGACATCTGATCTACACCAAGCTCATACTTGCCGATCTGCTGGTATCTAACGCCTGCTAACGTAGCTAATTTTTGCAATGTAAGCTTACGTCTATTCCTAATATACCTCAGGTTATTACCTATTATTGTATTTGCTTTGATAGCCTCAGGTGTAATTCTTGCTCTATTTCGCATTGAACTCCTCCAAGTTTTTCTTAATTTGTGCAGTGTCCAAAATGGTTGATCTCTTCATTGTTTGTTCAAAACATTGTGGAGTGACTTCGTGATAGAAACTCTCTGATGCTTTGATTAAATAATGAGACTTACCTAAAATTTTCTTTACATAAAAAGGACCACCTAAAGCTGCATATGGTCCAACTGTTTCATCTTTTAATTTATCTTTATGTAGTGATAAATTATGTACTCTTGTCTTACTCATAACTAAAATCCTCCGTTCTTGTTTTAAGTATGTATGTTGCTAATACTGAAGCTACTCTTGCTGCAGTGTTGTCACTTGGAAACTTTATTGTTTCACCAAAATTTGAAAGCAGCTCCAACTCCACGTCATCAAACGCCATTGCATCCCAATAGGATTGCTGCATCTTTGCATCGATAGATCCTATGACCATCCGCAGTCTATCTTCAGCTTCTGTCTTTTGTTTATTCTCGACACCTTTTTTAAAAAGAACTACGTTATTCTGATTTCTTTTTTTGAAGGTCATCTAAATAAACCTCGTAAAATTTTTCTGCATCTTTTGAATTGCTAAATCCGCAAAACTCCATTTCCAACTTAAACTCATACAGAGACATCCTCCTTCGTTTTTGTTGGGAAGTAGCTATCGACCAATTCAGAGACATCTTCTCTGTGAATTTCATCTGCTTGTACTAGGTAATTGATAGCATCAATGTAGCTATCGTATTTGTATTCGTTGTTTGCTCTCACAATCTTAGCAGCAGCGTACATCAACGCTACTTGGTGAGGTCTTATTTTTTTTCCAACAAGTACAGACCATATATCTGCAATCGCTTGCATCTTTTTATTGAACGGTCCGTACTCATCAGATTTGATTTTCCGAATTGCTTTGAGTTCTTTACTTAGCTTTTCTATTTGCATCGCTCTTGAACTCTTCGTGTCCTTTTTGAATAAAGAACTCGACTGTTTTAGACATACTGATTGGCAACTCGAATTTCTTTTGCGATAACTCTTCAAGCAATCGGTATGTTTTTATATTAATTGCAACAGACTTGAATTTATCAGCATCCATTTTTAAGCCTCCAATTCCGCAGGATTAAAATCAGTTGCAGCTCCAGCAGTTGTTCCACCAGCAGCTTCATCCATTGGTTCTACTCTGTGAAAGTAATAGTAGTCTTGACCAGCTGCCATCTTACCATTACCACTTGCTTGAGATTTATAAGCGCCAAATCTATATGACTTGCCGTCTATTATTATATTACCTTTAAGGTCATAGCTTGAAGCCTTTGCCTTATTGGTCACTGGAATAGCTAAGCCTAATTGCTTTCGCTCTTTTTTTATTTCATCACTCATTATTGTAATACTCCTTTAGATTTGAGTTGATTTTTAATTGAAGTGAATTGCTCCATAAAACCTTGATAGCCAATTGGATTTTTACTTTTCAAATCCGCTAAGAAAGTTTTGTAGTTAGTCAACCACTGTTGATAGCTGCCTGCGTGAGAAACTGCTTTCAGTTCCTTCATTGCTGCTTGCAGCTTTTTATCTTGCTGCTCGATAGCAAGACTTACCTCTTCAGCCGAGGCGATATTATCGTTTGTGACACCTAAGAAAGCAGCCATACGACCAACTGCACTTGTCTCTGCATTTTCTAAGGCAGACGTGGTGTTGATCCTACTTGCTTTTCTGTTCTCTTCAGCGTGTCCAGTTGCAACAACAACTCCGTTCAAAGAACCAGTTGCTTTTACAACTACATTATTTTCATCAATTGAAACTACTTCAGTTGTTATGCTGAGCTTAGCTCCAAGATTTCTACGCAACACTGCTACTCGATGAGCTACAGTTGCATAATCTTTACCGTGAATATTAATCATCTGACCATTAGACGTAGATTTGAAATCGTTAATAGTGGTGATCAAGTCATCAGGTATTATTTTACTAGCCATATTATACCTCCTATGATTATGACAATGATCGAAAGCTTTAGTGCTTCGATTAAATACTTTTTAAATTTCTTTTCTTTGTGCATCTGTTGGTGCAGTTCCTTTATAAATTTATGTTCCATAATTTTTTTGCTGCTATTAAATTCTCTTCACCAATACCGTGCCAACAATAAGGATGGTCGAACATTGGATCTATCATTGCTGCAGTGTTCTCAATGATTTGTTGTGGATCTAGGTTTTCGTATTGAGATAAAAGTTTTTCTCTTCTCTTAAATACATTAACCATATTTTGAAAATTCTTTTTAAGACCTTCTACAGTTAGACCTGAGCAGTTGCTGCTATCAAAAATTTTATAATCGTTCTTGTTTAGATAAACTAAATAAACTGGTACTTCATAATTATAGTGAGCTGCATAAGTTGCGCATTGGATTAGGTGATTATAACTAGGCGTAGCTGGAGCGGACAAACTAATAAAAGAACGCTCACCACTTTTCTTGATCTTTCCTACTTTTGACCATTGAGTTTTTATTTCAATGATGCCTGCAGGAATAGGTGCATCGATTACACCATCCTTTTCACGCACGCCACCAAAAGTAAAATCAGTTCTTCCAACTATAGAAAGAAACAAGGACGAAACTTCCTGAGTTATTGAGATCTGTTCTTCACAAGTGATAGGATATGTGGTTGCTACGCCTAACTTCTCAAGCGCTGAGAAACCGTGTGTACATACTGCAAATATTTCATCTTGATATTTTTCTTTTTTAGCTTGGTCCTTATCATCGTTCGCAATATGATTTCTAAATTCTTGTAGTTCTTCGTGGATCAGCTCCTGCTTATCTTTATCTTTCTTTTGATTGATCATTGGAGTTAATTTTTTTAATGGACCAAACTTCCAAATCGTATCTGCTAAATGATTTTGCAAAACATTATTTACTGCAACACCAGCTTTCATCTGACTGTTAGATGGTAAAGCTCTTCTTTGTTCTTGAGTTAAAACTAAATATTTGAATAACCAATTTCCATCAGGTATCGCAAACTGAGTAGGTGAGAAGTGATTGATGTTAAGCTTCTTAGCAAAGAGTGGTAAAGCTTTCTCGCTTAGCGGATCTTCTAATTTAATATTATTTAATATCATTAAGACGTAGATAATGTCTTAATACTAAAAGTAAATCCTATTCTACGATCTGTATGTTGATGACTGTTTATTTAGATTTGTTTGGAAACTTTGTGACGTTTGAGTTCTTTGATAACTTTGCGTCTTTTTGTTTTGATTTTCTTTTATATTCAAACTGAACATTAGAAGTTTGTTTATTCCATTTCTCTAAATGTTCTCTATACCAAACTCTTTTACCTCTAATTATTCTATACTCAGGTTTGTAATGTGCAAGAAGAGTAGCAGCTGGATTATAAAAATATAAAAAAGTTGTTTGAGGCATTCCTAAAAATTTTGCAGCTTGAGTAGCATTACAATATTCTTTGCCGTCTTTATCTAACTTCCACTTAATCATTTGTTCCAGTCTTAAAAGGATTTAATTTACTTAGCACTTGTCTTTCTTTATGGAATAAATCTATTTTAGTTTTTCTCTGAGCTTCTTCCATATCTCTAATTTGTTTTGTCAACTTATCAGTCATCACTCTTAATTCTTCTTCAACTTTTCTTCTTTGTTGCTCAGCCATTTTTTCTCTTTCTAAATGAGATTTCATTTCTTCAACTGCTCTTCTAATATTTTCTTCTTTTCTAATTTGATCAGCTGGGATCTGAGTTTGTTTATATGTTGCATCTACTATCTGAGCTGGATTAACCATTGCAATAATTGGTGCAATAAAAAGAGGATCAAAATTCTTTTTAATATATTTATCTTCCATATTCTCAATGTAAGGATCAGGATTAATTAAATTAGCTTTACCTCTTATCTCTTCATACAATCCAAAATAATAATTAAATTCTTCTTCATCCATAAAACCTTTTTCTTTTATTCCAACAACAACTAATCTGTTTGAATTATTCTGATCAACAGAAACAGTTTTTGAATAATAATAAAAACCAACTTGTCCATCATACATAGATCCTTTTGCATCTATCTTGATTGCTTTTAAATCTGATCTGTAAAGATCTCTTGGAACAATAACTCTCTCAGGTTTATCAGTATAGTAAGAATATAATTTGCAAGGCTCATACCAATCGTCAAGCTCAACTGATTTTAAAGTATTAGCTTTAGCCCATACTGGAATAGTTATTTTATTAAACATTAAATCAACTGGATCACAATTTAATTTTTCTGCATATTCAATTGCAGTATCTCTGCTCATTTCTCTGATACCTTTTGTATGATGATAAAGTGATGCAGATTTTTTTCCAATTTTTTCTGCGAAAGTTTTTTTATCAACACCAGTTCTATCAATTGCTCTTGATAATAAACTTGTTGGAGGTGTTAAGTTAAAAGGATTTAATTTATCTTTATGTAAAGAAGAGTAGCCTTGTATTCTAGCTCTTTCCCAAGCAGCTTTAAATTTAGCTGCCATTTGATTAGCTTTGACTGCATTCTTTTTTCTTTTAATAATTAATAATGCTTGATCATAAACTGGTTCTTCTTTTCCAAAGATTACTAATTTTTTTCTTTGTTCTTCTTTAGCTCCAGTAGGTAATTTATATAGAAACATTACATCTACATTTGCTGGCACTAATAAAGTTGAAGGTGATGTGAATACTATTTTGAAATCTTCTAATTCAGCAACTGTTTTCCAGTCACCGTATTTCTCTTCTTTTACTGGACCTCTATAAGTATTAGGATATTTATCTTCCTGAATATAATCACTGATTTTTTTGTCGAGCTTGTTAGCCATATATATAAGACTATATAAGGATAAATAAGGCTTTTGCAAGGCATATCCTACGATTTGTATTATGCTTGACAAATAAGCTCCGTTTAATAATGGCTATAAATATGCCTAGAAAACAGTATTTTGACCAGCTTGTATCGCCTTTTAGCCACTGGCATAGAGAGCAACACGATGGAATTAACTACTTT